CTCTACCAAAATGATCCTGATAGGTAGACATAACATCAGCCCGAAGGTTGTTATAAGACTCAACCGACTCACTATACAAGAAACATTCCATCAAAAACGAATTCAACGTGCCAATTAATTGTTCCTCTTGGTTCACGCTGTCTGAAGGTATTGTCCACATCACCATCTTATATATTGAATTGATATCAAGACGTGCGACGTATCTTCCAAACAACTCACTTCTTACAAACTTTCGTTTCAGATAATCTACATCGTCCAATTTCATAAACTTCCTAATCTTGTCGCCTTTATCGGGATCCGTGTAAGTCATATTAAACAATTCTTTACACTGTTTGGCGTAAGTTTCATTGTTGAAGAATTCAGCAATAGTTTCCTTAACAGCAGTAACATTATCGTCGCCATAGATCTTTGGCTTCAAGTAATCAAAAGGATTCAAATCAGCTAATTTGGGATTTGAAAACCAAGCATAAAGCATCATTATAAGTCCGAATAAACTGTTCAATTCAGCAGTCGCAAAAATGCCTGACAGTATTATATTCCTCATTATAATGTCCTCATACAATAGAAAAACTGGAAAAAGCAAATCGCTCAAAATTCCCATGACCATTTTTAGGGCATATTCACTATACCCAAAGTGTTTCAAAACTTCATAAATAACTGTACTTCCAATAAGTCGAATAAATAAAGGCATGGTGAGATCAAATTTCTTATAATCCCCCGCCATCATTATTTCTGACCATTGTTCCATTTCCTCATGAAGTTCATCAGCACTTTTATACATGTTCTTTCCAATAGTAGTACAAAATAATTCATTTAATTCTAACATGTGGGAAATGAACGGCGCTAAATATTGTCTGCCCATAACGAGCGAAACTGCGTTACAAACATAAAATATTCTAGTATTACCCGTTTCACATTTCTCAATAGGTAGGGGTTCATCTTTTAAAGATCCTTGATTTATAAACATCGCACACTTCTCCTCATAATAGGCATTGTGAGCGCGGACATATTCAGCATTAAACTTGTCCTTAGGCATACGAATCAAAGGTTCCTCTTGTACTATTGGAAAATGCTCAGACTTCTTCCCCGGGAAACC